TTAAATTTTATCCGCGTGGTGCATCAGCACGAATTTATCCCACAGCTGTTCTTCACTCTCGACGTGTGCCGGATCTTTCAGGATCGTATTCGGGATCGGGCACACTTTCTGGCAGGTTGGCGTGTCGTAATGACCCACGCACTCGGTGCAGCGGTCGCTGTTAATCTCATAAATGCTGTCACCCATCGAAATGGCCTCATTCGGGCACTCCGGCTCGCACATATCGCAATTGATGCATTTTTTGGTGATTAGTAAAGACATATCAATGAATTACCATTAAAACAATTTAAAATCAGTAAGTTATGGTGGCTTTGCATTCTTCACTATTATTAACTTACTGTATGTTGATCCAGTGTATTTAACGCTGATAAACTCAATCCAGTAACACAAAACCGCAACACATTGCATTTTGTCCCTTAGTAAAGACATGCATGTGTGAGCTTGTTTTCTGCGCCCTAGCAGATAAGGATTGAGAATGCCGCGCACTGTAACACATAAACCAGATAGCCCCAATAATGACGATGTTTTAGCCGCGTCAGAAAAATGGGACTCCTGTAAACCCCCCTATACCAGCGCACACATGAAAATCTGTGTTGCTGCCGCCAAAATCATCCTCGCTGCTTCAGGCGTGGCTCGCCGTTCCAAATACGAAAAAGAGAACTATCTCCGTATCGATTTCAGCAAAGCCGGTAAGGTTACATTTTACGCCGAGTTTCCAAAAAAGATGGGGCTCAAAGGGAAAAAGCTTGGTGAATGGCCAGAGCTCGCAATTCAGTTGGCCCGTGAGAAGGCGTCAGGTATAGCTGAAGGTGGCCTGCGGGCTGAGTCAGTACATGCAGCGCTGGAAATGTACCGGGATGACCTCAAAGCCAAAGTGGCCCGGCAGAAGTTAAGCCCGGATAGTTTCACCACCTACGGGGTGCGTATTGACCGGATTAAAGCAACGTTCGGCCCGCGGGAAGTATTCTGCGATGTAACGTACACTCGGCTGGTTGAAGTGCTGGACGAGTGGATCGCCACCCGTTCGAACAATAACGCCCTGGAGTTGTTTGCCGAGCTCCGTCGGTTCTGGAAGTTCTGCGCACCTACGCTTTGCAATGGCCGCAACGTTGCTACCAGCCTGCCCGACGATTATGTATCTTCTCGCGTTCAGAAACCTACCCCCACACGGCTTTTTACCGATATTGAATCAATAGCTCGCCTCTGGCTCAATGTTGCCGCCTGCGCCTCTGTACACCAGAAAAATGCTGTTCGCTTCATGATCATCACCGGCGTTCGTCCGATTAATGTCCATAACCTGCGCTGGGACTACGTTAACGAGGGGACTGGCGAAATTGTTTATCCGGAAGGGGTTATCGGTATGCGCGGGGCTATGAAAACACAAAAGGCTTTCCGCCTGCCGATAACGCCAGAGATCCGGCGGATTATCGACGAGCAGAAAGCCTGGCGTGATTCAGTTCCTGAATGCAATAACGATTTTGTGTTCCTGCAGCCGCGCGACCCAATGCAGCCATTTTCAAAACGATCGCTGGATAAGCTGGTGAAAACCTACAGCCCGGAAGGCGCTGTTAAAGGTATGAAGCATGATGGGACTATTAAGGGGAAGGAGGGCGCATTTAATACGATGTGTCGTAAGTTTCTAAAGAGCAATGTTATTGCCCTGATGAAGGAAAGAGGCTATTCCCGTTCAGACCGAAGGGAAATCAGCCTCCTGTGCCTTCACCACTCCAGCAAGTCAGATGACCCGATGGCAGAACATTACGACTTTTCAGACGAGATTTTACAGGAAGAGATTGCGTTGAAGCGCGAAGCCTTTGAGGCTCACGAAAGGAGCATACTTGCACAAGCTGCGCTGTTACGGCGACGGGGTTAATACTGGCTACGGCATTTCTGGATGAAGGCTTCGACGTTACGGCGCTCATAGCGAACCACTTTTGCACTGAAACGGATGGGTGCCAGTACGGCGCGATGCCGATGCTTTATATTCCAGTCGCATAACGTCTTCTGGGTTATGCCCAGCTTCTGGCATACCTCATCCGGGGTGAGCAGATCGTCGGGTTGCTCGCTCATGCTATACCTCTTTTTTTCATGGCATCGAGCAGGATATCCTGCACTGTTCGTTTTGAATTGCGCCGTTCCATCACCATTTCATCCATAGTGCCGGCGGCGATAATGTGGTGTATGAATACCGGGCGGTTGTGTCCGGCCTGGATCTGCCGGGTTGGCCCGATACGTTCGATAATTTGCTGGTATTGCTCCAGATCCCACCAGTGCGAGAAAAACACCAGTATGTTGCCGCCGTCCTGCATGTTCAGGCCGTGGCCTGCGCTGGCGGGGTGGGCGAACAGCACCGGTATTTTTCCGGCGTTCCAGTCGCGTAGCGTCTGCGGATCCTGGTCAAGATGGCGGCCGCGGGGAAACGCTTTGAGTAGCCGCTCGAGGTCGTGCTTCCAGTGGTAGGCAACCAGCACCGGTGCGCCAGCTGCTTCAGTGAGTATGCTGTCCAGCGCCTGCAGCTTAGCGTCGTGGAGTTCTGACCAGCTCCCGTCGTCGTCGGTGTAGACCGCGCCACTGGCGATTTGCAGACACTTAACGGTTTTGGCGGCCGCGTTAGGCGCTTCGATGCCTTCACCGTTCAGCTCGAGGAACATTTCTTTTTCCATCTCGCGATACTGCTGGCGCGCCTTTGGTGGCATATCCACACGGATCACGTTATGGATGGGCTCTTTGATATCGAACCAGTCGGCGGCATCCAGCGAGATAGTCACATCGGCCAGCGCGCGCTGTATTTCGTCCTGCGAGTGAGCGAATGGCTCCAGCTTTGTCCAGCTCTGGCCGGGAAACTGTATCGAGTTAAACCAGCGGGAGGTAAACGCGCCGTACGTGCGCCCGAGGCGTTGTCCCTGATCGACAAACCACGCTTGCCCCCACAAATCCACCAGGCCATTCGGCGCCGGTGTGCCGGTGAGGTTCATCCAGCGGCGCACGTGCTTATGCGCCACTTTGCCGAGTGCCGCCGCGCGTTTACCACCGCCGCGCAACCGGAAAGACTTAAGCCGAGTGCTTTCGTCAGGGATGACGGTAGCGAACGGCCAGCGGCCGCCAAGTTCTTCGGCCAGCCACACCAGATTGTCGTAGTTGATGGTGAACACGCTGGCGTTGCTGTTTGCCAGCGCTGCAGCGCGCGCTTTGGCGGTACCGACAATCGGCTGCACTTCGATGTTGCGCAGGTGGCCCCACTTTACAGCCTCATCAGGCCATGTGCTGGCCGCTACGCGCAGCGGCGCCAGTACCAGCGCCGGCTGTGTCTCTGCGCCGCACATGAAGAGGTCTTCCAGTGCGGTCAGCGTCGCCACAGTTTTACCCATGCCCATACCCGCCCAGATGTTGCAGCGTTCGATATCGATTTCGTGGTTGATAATGAGGTCTTGATAGGGGCGGGGTGTGAAAATTGTACTCAAAGTTAGTACCTCGCAAAAAATTGCAAGTTGGAGTATAAACAGGGAGGTTAAGATTACTCTTAAAACGTAGCCCTCAGGGTATAAAAATAAGGAAATCAATAAGATGACTACACAGAATCAGCCTCAACCCACACCCCCTGCAGTCTTAGACCTTGGCGTCAAGCAGGAAGGGGTTTTCAACGATATTGAAATGGGGGTTTTGGAGAATGGTATTCCGTACCTTACTCAGAACGGCTTGGCGAGAATTTGCGGTGTAAATAGAACAAATATTGCTGATATTGCAACTGAATACGCACAATGTTTTGCAAGTGGCGTATTCACCCGTGGGCGAATGGAATTTATTAGCACCTATCTGCAGCAAGCAGGTTATCGCGACCCGGTCTTGTTTATATCAATTATGCGTAACGGGTCCGTCCACTATGCGTTTCCAGATATTGTCTGCATGGCACTGCTGGAGTTTTATGCATTTGAATCCCAAGCTGCATCAAATGCAACCGCACAGCAATATTATCGTGAATTAGCCAGAGTCGGTCTCCGTGACTATATCTATGGCGCTTTACGATACCAACCGGAAGACCCGTGGCGTCACTACCATGACCGAGTTTCTATTATTCAAAGTACTGGTACTGTCCCTGATGGTTATTTTATCGTCTTCAATGAAATTGCTGGTTTGATGGTTGATTTGATCACCGCAGGGCTTGCCGTAAACATGTATACGGTTCCAGATATCAGCGTTGGTTCTTGTTGGGGAAGACACTGGACGTCAAAAGGGCTGTCCGGAAATTTTGGGGAACGTGTAAGATGCGCGCATCATTATCCTGACGATTTCAACCAGTCTGCATCCAACCCTCAAATGATAAATGCGTACCCGAATGAATCATTACCTGAGTTCCGTAGGTGGTTTAGGCATGAGTACCTACCTACTAAATTCCCGACTTATATTCTCGGTAAAGCAGGCATGTTGCCTGGCGGGCGAGCCGACGCATTGAGAATTGCGGATAATTTTCGAAACCCTCAATTAAGCCGATAAAGGTAATATCCCCTCCAGATCTTTGCTATCCAGCACCACCACGTTAAAGCCCAGCGCGCGCAGCCGTTCATGCTCGCGCAGCTGGTCGGCGCGTGGTGCTTTGCCGGGTGCTTTGCATTCCACAAAAACGATACGGCCACCGGGCAGCAGCACGATGCGATCGGGAACCGAACGCCGCCCGGGTGAAACAAATTTATAGGCAATCCCGCCGGCAGCTTTCACCGCAGCGGCGAGGTGCTTTTCGATAATGCTCTCGCGTTCGTAGGCCATCAGCTTTTATCCTGGGGAGCACCCTCGATCGGCCGGATGGTTTCGAGCAGCAATCGGCGGCGCGTATGCTCTGCAAAGTGCCGGCGGCCAGTTTCTTTGTGGTAGCATTCAGTTTTACCGACTACCCACATAGATTTCGTTTCGTGCAGCTTCATGGTTTTCGGGCCGTCTTTGGTGATTACAGTACCAATATGTGTTTTCACGATAGTCATAAGACCTCCGCAATGGCCCATGCGATAAGCGCCCAGCAGCATGCGAGCGTTATCAGTAGAAAGACCTTACTTTGATAGTTCATCGTCTACCGCCTTGCGCCGTTCGCGCATATTTTGCATCAGGCAGAAGTCGGAACGGCGTTCGCTCCACTCCTGGTTAAGATCGTTGCGCGATTCGCGGTTGGCTTTCGCCCATACCTTCGCCGCGCGATCATATTCACCGGCTTTTTCCAGCTGTATGGCTTTCCGCGCAGACCGGTAATAAAGCGGGCTGTCTTTGTACTTGAATGCCATAGGGTCAACCCTCGTACTTGTCGGCGTAGTCCAGACCCGCGAGTGAAAGGGCAAAAATCGCGTATTCCGGCTCCTTTGCGGCTTCAGCTAACGCCAGTATTTCTTGTTTCAAATGGCGAATAGCCGCCTGATCTTCGTCGCTAAGCGTTGCCACAGCGCCGAGAATTACCAGACGCTGTACTTGTTGGTTTTGGTCAAGAGCCATAATCAATCCTTACGGTAGTGATACGCCTCAAAGCCGCCAGCGTTCAGCGGGATATCGGGCGCCCATTCGGGGTTAGTGGAGAGCAGGGAAGAGAGCGCGGTGTCGGTGTAGTCGCCGGTGTCCGGCGCTTCACAAATAACTTCATCGTGCACGGTGAGCACAATGCTGTATCCGGCGTTCTCGATCAGCGGCATGTTCCCGGCCAGAACGTCGCGGGCGGCGGCCTGTGTGACGTTTTCGACCAGCTTTCCGCCATAGGTTTTGAGCCGTTGCCATTTCCGCGAGTAGGAATTGATCCCCATGTAGGTGATGTTCCCCTTCTCGATCGTCGGTGAGGGGTAGCAGAGTGCGCGCCCGGACGGCAACTGGATACGCAGCCATGCGCCATCGCGGCGCACCTTCAAATAGCCGCAATAGAGTGTTTTGGCCGGGGTAGCGATAGCAGAACGGACGGTGCGCTCGAGCTGGTACCAGAAATCGCAGGTTTCCGGATGCGCCCGGCGCCACAGACGCTTAAGCGAATCGCAGGCGATAAATACCCGCTCCGATAACCCGTAGGTCGCTTTGCGCTTGACTGATTCGTCGTACCAGCCCTTTGCCTCACGCTGCACATCGCGCGGGATGTTCGGCAGCGCGGCGGTTGCCAGCTCTTCGAGATCGAGGCCGTAGACCAGCGCAAAGGTCAGGAACGCAGCAACCCCGCCGCCAAAGCCGAGGCCCAGCTCCATCACTTTGCCGATCTGGCGCTGGTATTTGGTCACGTCTTCATGCGAAATATTGAAGGCGCGGGCATACGCCAGCTTGTAGAGGTCGGGGCCGGTGCCTTCGTCGTACTGCCGGAAGGCGTCCAGCTTCCACTGCTCCCCGGCCAGCCAGGCCAGCTTTCGGCCTTCGATGTTCGACAGGTCGGACACGACCAGCTTTTTGCCCGCCGGCGCCATAATACAACCGCGAAGTGCCGAGCTGGTCAGCTCCATGACGTTATCAAACAGCAGATCGGCGCAGCCTGATTTAAGTGCCTCAATGCCTTCGTCGATACGTTCCTGCTCGAGCGTCGGGCGGGGCAGGTTATGGGGCTGGAAAAGTCGCCCGGCCCAGCGCCCGGTTCGCGATGCGCCACAAAACTGCAGCGTGCCACGCAGCCGGCCGTCTCGGCTGATACCCTTCATCAGCGATTTGTACTTACTGGTGCTCGTCGTGCTGGCCTGCAGCCGGATAGCCAGCAGCTCTTTAACCGGCGACGGCAGATCGGGGTCGGCAATACGGCGTTCCAGCGTGCTGCGCTGCATATCCGGCAGCTCGACGCCGTATGATTCGACAATGTGCTTAATCATCGCGTCGCGCTGTGTGGCCGCCTGCACTTCGCCGTCGGTCATCACCTGCGTACGTTTTGCCAGTCGCTTCTGCTCCTGGTCTACGGCTTCGATTGCTGCCTGCGCGAGCTGCACGTCCATGCAAACGCCGCGGTCGTTGATCTGCTGGTCACGGTGCCAGAGTGCCAGCTCGGCGCCCTGATAATTCCACTTCGGCAGCCGCTTATACACTTCGCGCATTGCCTCGATATCCAGCCCGGCGTAGGCAACGAACCTCTGCCACTCTACCGGGTGCGTTTTGCTGGTTGCGCGGCGCAGCTTGCTGTTCTTTGGGCGGGGCTTACAAAAGAGCTGGATCAGCGATTTGCCTTCTTTATCCTTCGCCTTGTCCTGCGGGACGCCCAGCACTTCGCAGAGCGCCCCCAGCGCGCCGGGGAGACTGTGCGCCAGCGCCTGCACCATCGTGTCGCGCCAGCGCTCGACTGGCGGGGCCAGCTCAGGCATGGCATGACGCAGCACAGTGCGGTCGAAGTGCGAATTGTGGAAATAAAGCAGGGTGTCGGGGTCAGCGATGGCTTTGCGAAGACGGCGGGGGATGGGTTCGCCAGCCGTCAGATCCCAGACGCTAACCGGCTCGTCACCGATGGCCCAGGCGAACAGCATTACTTCGACGCCCTCCGCATAAGCGTGGGTACCGTTGGTAATCGGGATTTCGCAATAGGTTTCCAGGTCGCCCCATAGTATCCTTTGCATCAGAAGCCCTCATAAGAAAGGAATATGTGCGTGTTTAAAAAAGGTGATAAAGCTATCGATGTTGCAAATGGCCACCGAGTAGAAATCGTTGACGTACGCCAGAGCAAAATCGCGATAGCCGGGGATATGACTGAATACGGCTGCAGATACCTGACTGGCCCTGATAAAGAGCAAGTCAGGTATCTACCCGTGAATAGAGTGAAAAAATAGCGCCCTTAATCGGGCGCTTTTCATATTTAAATCAGCTCGCCAGCGTCGGCGCCTTCGCTGATATTGTCGAAGTCGTCCGGCGTTGCTACACCGCCACCACTGAACGCATCACCATCTTTGAAGAACTGGACGCCACCGAGCGATGCGCTAATGCCTTTACCGTTATTCTCGTACGCGAAAATAGTGATGGTGGCGTTAACGTAGCAACCGGAGTAGGGCCGGCCGTCCTGCGCGGTAAGGGGTGAAAGGTCGCGGTCGATAACCAATGGTCGCGCTTTGTTGCTGGCGCTGATCACCATGTTGCCTGCGTACCCCTCGTAGTCGCCTTTCTCGTCGCCGCTGCGGTAGTTGAAGCGCATAGGGTTCCCGCGGATTTGAGAAAGAATTGTCTCCGCTTTGGCTCCCCATTTGTCAGTAGCGACTTTCTTGATCGCCTGTTCGATAGCTTTATTGCCCGGGTGGTCAGGCGGGAGCAGGAAAGACGCGCGGAATTTGAAGTCCCCCTGGCCGTTTACCTGGCTGGCTTCAAATAATTCAGGAAAGGAAAGGCGGACGTTATTGAGTTTCAATTTCATGGTGTTGTTCCTTAAATCAAATGAGGTCAGCGGCGATCGCATCTTCGGATACGTCGTCAAAATCGTTTACAGGGTTAACGTTGAGCGCAGGGCGCGGGTCGGATTCAGGCGCGATGGTGGGTTTACCATCAGAGCGGGTTATCAGCGCTTCGACTTTCGTCCAGCGGCGTGGGCTTTCTTTCTTCAGAAGCTTTTCGGCCTGCGTCGGACTGATCACCTTCTGGCTGTACATCTGATCCTGTTTCAGCCTGAAAGATTTCAGCAACTCTTCGGCTTCAACTTCATCGCGCCATGCACGATTGCCCTGCTTACCGGTTACCAGCTTGAACCCCGGTACCGGATGCCCGGCGTTGAGTTCACTGTTTACCCGGTCGCGGATGGCCTTTAGCCAGGATTCGAGAAAATCCGCTTGTCCGTAGATTTCAGCCAATTGTTCGTTGGTGAGCATCGGTACACGTGCTATGGCGCTGGTGACCAGCTCGCTGATCGGTGCTGTCAGGTCGTCGAACTCACCGGCTATGGTCTGCATATGGAACTGCTCGCGCGCGGTGCAAATGGCGCTGGCTTTACAGAACCGGCATTGCTTCTCGCCGGGTGTGAAATTCTCTAGCGGCAGAGTATTCACGCCTTCGCATTCCGCTATGTTGAACATCACTATCACGTTTGCCGCTGCTTCCTGCGCCCGCTGGCCGAACGCCTCCAGCTCTTCAACCGAAAGCGCCCACTCTGAAACATGGTTAAGCCGCGGCTGATGGATGAACAAACGCACGCTGTCGAAGTCGTACAGCAGGTTGAACTGCTCCAGCGCGCCAAGGGCATACAGCTGCAGCTGCTCGTTATGCTCGGCGTCAACCTGCACGCCGCGGCCATATTTAAGATCGTGGATCTGCAGCTCGTTGCCGACAATGATAACGGCGTCGGCGGTACCGAATGAGTTTTCCACGCCGACAATATGCGAGAAGTCGACGCGCTGCTCGACCATCAGCTCGTTGCCATCGGCCAGTGTCCAGACGGTATCGACATAGCGACCAACGGATTCGACCATCTCGTTGTCTACCTGCGGTCCTTTTTCGTCGTCTGGTTCTTCACTGAGTGGATACGATCCAAGGAACATTTCAACATTGCAGCCAGCGTAGTATTCCGGGTGTGTCTGGCGGTTGCGTAATACTTTTTCCGCCAGCGCATGTGCTGCGGTGCCTTCCTCGGCGAAAGAAGAACTTTTATCCGGCTGCGTTGACTCAAGAGCCAGGCTACCGGGGCAGCGCATCCACCGATGCGCTGATGATGGTGATAATCTTGCGTGAACGTCTGGCATGAATCAGCCCTCCAGAGCTTTTTCGGCTTTGGCGATCAGATCAGCGAGGTCTTTGTCTTCCACTTCGCCCAGCTTTTTCGCGCCGAAGCCGTCCAGGATGCCTACCGCCTCAGCGCGATAACCGCCTTTACACAGTGTTTTAATGTACTCTTCGGCCTGTTTACGCAGCGCCGCAAAATCAGTCTCTTCGCCAGCATTATCCCCGGCATCATCACCAGTTTCGGTGCCGACTTTTGCTGCGTTTTTACGTGCGAAATCTTCCTGCAGTTGGAGGTATTCAACGCGGTTGATCTCGATATGGCCCTTTTTAAGCAGTTCGTTCAGCTTGCGTAAGGTATGGAGCTCGCTGGCGGCGGAGCCATCGACGTTCTTGCAGTAGAACGGCCCTGTACGTTCTTCAGTCTTATCGCTATCGCTGCCTTTCTTCGGCTTCACCGCGTCGCGCTCGGTTGGTGCGGCGTCGAGAAGGCGCTCGGCAAAGCTGCGGCGCTCGCCGATGGTCGGCAGGTCGTCCCAATACTTAAGAACGTTGCGGGACAGGTCGAGCAGGGCAGGTTTCAGGAGCGATTTGGCGCGCTTCACGCCCTGCAGGGCGCTGTCCAGCGCGTCGATTTGCACTACCCGGGCGTCGGCTTCGGCGTCGCGGTAATCAATGGCGCGCTGCAGCATGTCTTCGGTGATTTGCTGCGGTACCGGGTAGAACGCTGCCAGCGCGATAACGTCGCCGAACTGCAGATCGTCGAGCGTCAGCGCGGTTTTCGATTCGGTAACTGTTTCTCGGTACTCCTGTACCTGCGCCACGGTGTCTGGTTTCAGCGCAACGCCAGACGCCAGCGATTGCACCAGACGTTCGAGCAGCGCGATATTGCGTTCGTACAGCGAGTTTTGCTTGGTCAGCAGCTGGTTGTTCAGTTCGAGATTTTGTTCAAGGCTCATGCGGCAGTCCTCGCGATAAGAAGGATTAAGGAAACGGTCAGGCCGCACGCGAGTGCGATAGCCAGCCCGGTGATAAAGTCGAAATGTTTACGGCGCCAGCGGAGCACATCGCGCCCCGTCAGCCGGTGGAGGTGTTCAGGTTTCATTGGTAGTGCTCCTTTTCATGTCGGGGAGCGCACCCGGTGCCAGCGGGGAGGTATAGCACCTTTGTGGATGTGCTCTCCGACAGGAAAAAAGGCCCGCTATGGGAGGCGGGCAAAGACTACACACAGCAATGCAATGGGCTTAATGAAGCGCCGAAACGACGCTATATAAGCTCACTGCACGCCCCATCATCGGGGCGTTTCAACTTGCGTGACTTGTCAGCTCGCCGCGGTGTCGTCCTCTACGCTTACCGTACGCATACGGACTCGGCGCTTACCTCGATCCCATCGGGTGCTATTTCGTTTTGCCAGGAGGACAGTGGCTTGCCTGTCGCGCGGTTCTGTTTGTTAAAGAGCGGTACTTCATTTGCTGTAAATGTACAATTTGAATTGTATTTCGTAAACCACAAATGTGGTATTTGAGGGCGCAAAAATACCAATTAATTGATATTTGATGAAATTTAGTTGGTAAAATTTTGCGGATAGGTGAAGTGGAGGGCTTTACGCCCTCGTAAGTGGCGGGATTTATTAGCGTTTACGGCGGTATATGCGGTGCTCAATCATTACGCCAATAACGCGTAACGGCAGCTCCGCGCTGCGTAATACAGGATAATCAGGGTTAAGCGGTACCAGTTCGAAGTCTTCTATCCCGATCCCTAACGGGCGGTATTTCTTAAAGGTTGCTTCATGCCCGTTATTTTTGGCAACGACGAATTCGCCTGGTGCGGGGCACAGATTCGGGTCGATGATAACGATGTCGCCCTCTTTAAATTCTGGCTGCATGCTGTCGCCGTCTATGCGTAAGGCGAAGCAGGTTTCCGGCACATCAGCATCTGCGAGAACGTATTCGAACTCGCCTTCCATGTTGGTGTAGTCCCTCGCTTCAGTGCATTGCCCGGCCTGTACATAGCTGAGAATAGGTATGCGGCGAGTGCTAACCTCAGCCAGTGGCATAATGTTTTTACCGTTCAGCAACCAGTCTGGACTGCATTTCAACGCCTTTGCCAACTCCAGTACGTTTCTCGGTTTTCGCGTTCTCCCGCTCTCGATGGACTCGATTGATTGCTGGCTTACTCCAGCTACGTTTGCGACTTCTGTTTGAGTCATTCCCAGTTCGATACGGCGGGCTTTGAAGCGTGCTGCGAGAGACATTTTTAATACCTTATAAGAGTTGAAATTATGACCTTCTTTTATTAAATACAATTTTTGTTGTATTTGACAAACATCATTAGTTGTTGCTAAATACCACTAAAATTGTAATAGGTGACAACTATGACCCTGGCAACTCGAGTAAAAGAGCGACGTAAAGAGCTCAACATGACACAAGTCGCATTGGCTGAACTCACCGGGGTTAGCCAGCAGGCGATTAACAGAATAGAGAGTGGGGTAATCTCCCGGCCTCGTTATTTGCTGGAGATCTCCGCAGCGCTTCAATGTGACCCTAACTGGCTTCTACACGGCCAACCTACCGACAATAAGGCGTAACCCATGCCAGAGATTAAGAACTGGGGGGCGACGCCTGATGAATGGTTCCACTTCGATCTGGTGCTGGGCCGTACCGACCAGCTGCTGCCGGTCGTGTGCAATCCGAACGCCGCCATTTCCCCCAACAGCAAACTGAAAGCGCTGGGCAAAACGCCGAGCCTGTATAACCGCGACCACCTGGCTACGGGTATCAAAGACTGGACAGAGCATGTTGTGACTGAACACGACTTTGCGCGCTGGTCAAAAGAGCCTGATTACGGGATTTGCGTTCGTACGGGTAACGGCTGGCTGGCGCTGGACTGCGACAGTGAAGACGCCGACGTGCAGCAAAAGATCCGCGACCTGCTCGCGCAGCTGCTGGGCGTCGTTCCGCCGCGGCGCTGGCGTGCTAACAGCAACAAATGTCTGTACCTGCTGGGCGTGGAAGGTGAATTCCGCAAACGCATTCACCGCCTCGAGGGCGATCTCGGCATTATCGAGCTGCTGGCCAACGGCCAACAATTCGTAGCCTGTGGTACGCACAGCAGCGGCGCCCGTATCGAATGGGATAACGAGCTGCCGGATGAACCGCCGGCGGTGACGGCTGACCAGCTCGAAACACTGTGGCAGCAGCTGGCCGACGTTCTCCCTGTATCGGTCACCACCGAAGCGGGTAGCAGTAAGATGCGTGACCGCTCGACCTTTACACCCGGCGCCACCGACGAAACGGCGGAATACCTGGACGCCAACGGCTGGACTCTGCTGGACGGTACCAACGGCGAGCGTTATATCCGCTGCCCGTTCGAGGACGGACACAGTACCGGCGGCGACCCTACCAGTACGGTTTACTTCCCGGCGGGTACCGCTGGCTTTGACCTCGGCCATTTCAAGTGCCTGCACGCCAGTTGCGCCCACCGCAACGATGGTGATTACCTGAACGCTATCGGCATCCGCAACGACGATTTCGAAGATCTCACCAGCACCGAAATTGCCGAACCTTTACCGCTACCGGCGTTCGAGCGTGACAAATGGGGACGTATCGAGGCCTCCATCAGCAACGCGGCCAAAGCGGTTGTGCGTCCTGACTTCGTGGATATCGATATTCGTTTCGACCAGTTCCGCGATGAAATCATGTTCGCGCCGGCGGGTTCCGGCCAGTGGCAGGCGTTCACCGACCCGGATTACGCACGCCTGCGTATCACGATGGAAAAACGCGGCTTTAAAGCAGTAGGGCGCGAGCTTATCCGCGACGTGGTGCTGCTGGCCGCTGACGAACAACCTTTCGATTCTGCCACTACCTGGCTCAACGGGCTGGAGTGGGACGGCGTATCGCGCATCGAACATTTCTACCATACCCACTTCGGTACCGCCGATACGCCTTACACCCGCGCGGTGTCTATGTACATGTGGACGGCGCTGGCGGGCAGGGTGCTGGAGCCCGGCATCAAAGCCGACATGGTGCCTATTCTCGTCGGGCGGCAGGGCTGCGGGAAGTCTTCAGGCGTGGAGGCGCTCAGCCCCGATCCTGCTTTCTTCACAGAGATATCGTTCGCGGAAAAAGACGACGACCTCGCGCGCAAGATGCGCGGGCGACTGGTCGCCGAGATTGGCGAGCTGCGCGGCCTTAACACCAAAGAGCTGGAATCCATCAAGGCATTTGTGACGCGTACGCATGAGAACTGGATCCCCAAATACCGGGAGTTCGCTACGCAGTTCCCGCGTCGCCTTGTGTTCATCGGTACCACCAACGAAGACGAGTTCCTCGCGGATAAAACCGGTAACCGCCGGTGGTTGCCCGTCGAGGTCTCCAGCGTCGATGTGCAGGCCATTAAGCGCGACCTGCTGCTGCTGTGGGCTGAAGCCCGCGAGACATTTAAACGCCTCGGCGGTATCCAGTTCCGCGATGCTGAACGCCTCGGCGCAAGTGTCCATGAGCAGTACACCATTAAGGACGCGTGGCTCGAGACGGTCGAGAAATGGCTCGATACGCCCGACCTGATGACTAATGACGTTCCGCGAAAATGCGAATTTTTACGCGCTAGCGACGTGTTGCGCGATGCAATCGGGTTGGACCCGAAGCAAATCTCAAGACGCGAACAAATGCGAATTAGTGGAGTTTTGCAAAATTGTGGGTACAAACCCAGCCGCGAGACTATCGACGGTAAGCAACAACGAGTTTTTATTAGGCAATAGACAACCTAAAGACAACCTATAGCGTTAGGTTGTCTTATTTTAACTATATGAAAATGGTTGAAAAAGACAGATAAGACAACCTAGACAACCTATTTACTAAAAACCCCATATATATATATAAGTCGATTGGAGGAAAGGTTTGGAAATGGTTGTCTAGGTTGTCACAGGTTGTCTACCTACGAACATGTAATTTATTGCGGGTAGCGATATGAAATCACCAATTAACGCCCTCAACGGCGATTCAGCGGCGCCGGATTCTCAACAAAACCGCTCTCTATGCTCGCGCGTGCGCGCGTTTTGCGAGGTGGCCTATGCCAGTCGTCGCCACGTTTAAAACAGACTGGTTCCGCGTTATCAGCGACATAACCAGAACGGGGATCCCGCTGCAGGAGATAGCCCGCGAGCTGGATGTATCGAAGTCTGCTATCATCGGCTGGAAGCAGGGCGCCGCACCAAACCACCACACGGGCGAAGCGCTGATAGACTTCTGGTGTTACGTCACACAGCGCCCGCGCTCCGAGCTGCCGGCGCAGGTCACATCACGGCGATTCGTATACGCCTGGCGCACAAAGCGCATGTGAACATGAAAACCTGCCAAAACAGGGCGTTCACTGACTAAAAACGCTATGCAAAAACCGCCCTGTTTTATGCACGATTTATGCAGTCGATTTTCACACTTTCCCGCCAGCAAACCGCAACAAATAACCTCTTCACGCTAAATCGATAACGAGTGCCGATCGCGTGGTGCCGATAACGTACATTATGTTAAATCAGGCCGTTTTTTAACAAATTATCCATTTGGTCAGGATTCCGACCAACACCCCTGCGCACACTCTAGGCTCCACGTTCCACAGGAGCCACCACAATGGCACGACAGAAGAAAACCATCGAGACACCGGGGCAGGAGACAACGCAGCCGCAGGACGCCACCGGCGCAGCGCTGAACGCTGAAACTACCGAACCGAAGGTGCAGCAGAACGTTGCGACGCTGCTGGGCGCTACGGCGCTGGCCGAGCGCAACGCCATTCTTGCCACGCTCAATGCGCAGGGCGCCACCATCGTTGCGCGCTTCGAAGAGCTGGGCTTCACCGACCTGACTGACCAGAACCTTACCGACAACCTCGAATTCCTCACCCTCGTACGCAAAGCCACTGAGGTCACCACCGGCGGTGCGGGCGAAATGGTGACGAACGAAGAGGGCAAGCCGCAGCCAGTACGCGGCGCACCTGTATTAACCGAACACGGCTGGCATGTGCCGGGCTAAGGGGTTGCGTTATGTGTGGAGGAAGTGCACCAAAAGTCGTACAGCAGGATCCGCAGGCTGAGGCAGATGCAGCAGCCGATGCGGCAGCGAAGGCCGCGAATGCCGACACTGCAGCGCGTAAGAAACGTAAGAAAGGCTCATCGCTGCTGGCGAGCGGTGCCGAAGGCGCCACGGATACAGGTTCTTCCCTGCTGTCTACCGGCGCGCAGGCTGCAAAAAATACCTTAGGGGCATAATCGATGGATGATCTCGCCGTAAAGCTGGTTAAGCGTGCCGATACGCTGAAAGCCAACCGACAGGTGCACGAAAGCGTCTGGCGGGAATGCTATGACTACACCTATCCGCTGCGCGGCGCGGGGCTATCCGATGAGGTGCTGGACGCACAGAGCGCGAAATCAAAGGTGGCACGGCTGCTTGACGGCACGGCCACCGACAGCGCCCGCATGCTGGCGTCTGCTCTCATGTCCGGCATGACGCCGGCAAACGCACAGTGGCTGAACCTCGACAGCGAATCGCTGCCGGATGACGCCGCCGCGTGGTTGTCTACCTGCGCAACGCTGGTATGGGAAAATATCCACGCCGCTAACTTCGACGCCGAAGGCTACGAGGCGAATCTCGATGTGGTATGCGCCGGCTGGTTCGCGCTGTACATCGACGAAGACCGCGAAGAGGGCGGATTCTCGTTCCAGCAGTGGCCGCTGGCGCAGTGCTACGTCACATCCACCCGCCGCGATGGCATCGTGGACACGATTTATCGCCGTTACCAGCTCACCGCAGAGCAGGCGATTAAAGAGTTTGGCGCGGATAAGGTCAGTAAGAAGATTCGCGAGGCGGCCGCCAAAAAGCCGGATGACAAATTCGACTTCCTGCACTGCATTTTCCCGCGTGAAAACTACGTGGTGAATGCGCGTCTGGCTAAAAACCTGCGCTTTGCATCGTACAACGTGGAAGTGAGCGGCAAGCTCATTGTGCGCGAATCCGGCTATCACGAATTCCCCTGCTGCGTACCGCGCTGGATGAAAATACCCGGCACGCCGTACGGCATCGGCCCGGTATACGACGCGCTGCCAGACTGCAAAGAGCTGAACGAAACAAAGCGCATGGAGAAGGCCGCGCAGGATCTGGCTATCGCCGGGATGTGGATTGCGGAAGACGACGGCGTGCTGAACCCGCGCACGGTCAAGGTTGGCCCGCGCCGCATCGTCGTGGCGAACAGCGTAGACAGCATGAAACCGTTGCTCACCGGCTCCGATTTCAATGTGGCATTTACCGCAGAAGAACGCCTGCAGGCGTCTATCCGCAAAATCATGATGGCCGATCAGCTGCAACCGCAGGACGGCCCGGCAATGACTGCAACCGAAGTGCATGTGCGTGTGGCGCTGATCCGCCAGCTGCTCGGCCCGGTCTATGGTCGATTCCAGGCTGAATACCTGCAACCGCTGGTAGAGCGCTGTTTCGGCCTTGCATTCCGCGCCGGTGTATTCCCGCCAGCGCCGGATAGTCTGCAAAACGCCAATTTCAACGTGCGCTATATCTCGCCACTTGCCCGCGCGCAGCAGCTGGAGAACGTCACCGCCATTGAACGCCTTGGCGCGAACGTGGCGAATCTGGCGCAGGTATCACCCGATGTGACCGACCTCGTAGACACCGACGAAGCAACACGCGTGATAGCGGATGCACTGGGCGTACCGGCGAAAGTCATTCGCTCGTCTAATGCCGTCGAGCAACTTCGCCAGCAGCGACAGCGGGCGCAGCAGCAACAAGCAGGGCAGGCACTCATGATGCAGGCAGGTAGCGAGGCGGCAACCACAGCAGGGCAGCAGGTGGGCGCAGCGCTGGGACAACGAGTAGCGGGGGGCTAATGATTACAAAACAAGCATCACCGGCGGACTACAAGCGCATTTTCGAGGAAATGCCTGGCGGGCCGCAGGTGCTGGATGAATTAACGCGCCGTTTTGGGCGTGCTGCGTACGTTCCCGGCGGTACCGAGGGCGACCGCGAAACCTGTTACCGGGCCGGACAACGAGCCGTGCTCGATTTCATTCTGATGCAAATAAACCGTGCAGATGGAGTAAACGACTATGTGGAAGATTAAACACTTATTCATGAACGCCGAGCGGGGCGCCGAAGCGCCTGCAGGCAGCACAGGGGGCAATGATGGTGGCAATGGCGGTGGTGCTGAAAATCCGGGCGCTGGTAATCCTGCTGGTAATTCGCTACTCAGCACCGGCGCGGGCGAACCGGGTGCGAATGACTGGATACCTGAAAAATACCGCGTTATGGGCGAAGGTGGAAAACTCGACATTGAAGGCTCTGCCCGCAAACTGGCGGATGCTCACACGTCGCTTGAAAAGCGCCTTGGCAGCGTCGGCACGCCGCCAAAAACTGCTGATGACTACGCCCCAGAGGTAAAGGCCGAGGGCTTCAACTGGGAAGAGTTCAAAGCTGATCCGCGCATGCAGTCGTTTATGAAATCGGCACACGGCAAGGGCATCACCAACGACCAGATGAGTTTCATCATCAGCGAGTATGCGCAAATCGCCACATCGCTGGTTAACGGTGCAGCGGAACTTGATGCTGAATCCGCCACCACGCAGCTGCGCGAAGTCTGGAAGACAGACGCCGAATTTAACAAGAATATCGGCCTGGCCTTCCGCGCATTCAATTCCCTGACCGATGAAGGCGATCGCGGCCGCATCGATGAAATCGGCAATAACCCGATGGTGATCCGCATGCTGGCAAAAATCGGTGCGGAAATGCAGGAGGACGTACCAGCGGGAGACGATAGCAACCCGGCAGAGCAGCAGACTATCCGCGACCTGATGAAGTCCGAAGCGTACATGAATCCAAAGCATACCGACCATGAACGCGTATCTGCGCAGGTGAAAGCGTACTACCAGAAGCGTTACGGCGATCAAACCGTAGCGTGACATGTCACGTCACGTTTGCCCGCTTAAGTGCGGGCTTCTATTGCATCAACGGTGCAACCTAAAAGAACCAGCAAAAAGAATTTACCAGAAATATCCACAACTATCTTATGGCATCTAAATTGATTGTCGATATCTGCATAACTTTCTAAATCTGCAATCATGATGGCTTTTTTGTGAACTTCTAATGCCGGCCCTAATGGTCTCTGATAAATCACCCATGCATCTTTTTTGTGATGCAATGTACCAAGTTTTCTTCCATCCCCATCAAATATAGATGCCTCATCTGGAAAATAAAAAAAAGACTTAACCCCTCTGGCCGCTAGCAATTCAAATAAGCACATACGTTTCCTCCTATTAATTTGGTCGGGATTCCGACCGCGCATCTCGCTAACAATCACCCCACAACCAGCCCGGCGGGGACGCCGGATACCTGATTTTCCCGCAATGTGCCAGCGCCAACCGCATTGTGCTGATTTGGGCCGGGAGACCGATACCCCGCAGGCGATACTTTCTGGAGTGATTATTATGTCATTTGATACCGCTAAGAACATGATCACCGCTGCGTTTATCCAGCAGTTCCATGATTCTTTCGAAATTGCCGCACAGCAGAAGGATTCCCGCCTGCAAGGTGCTGTTTACGACCGCGGCAACATCACCGGTGCGTCGTTCACCATCAACGATATGGGTACTATCGAGATGCAGCAGATCACCGAGCGTTTCGGTGATACCGTCTGGGATCTGCCTGATGCCGGCACCCGTAATGCACTGATGGCTGACTATGGCGTATTTGTGCCGGTGGAAAAGCGCGACCTGCGCAAACTGTTGGCTGATCCGCAGGGGCCATATTTGCAGCTGACGCTGGCCGCATCAAACCGCAAAAAAGACGATGTTATCTATCGTGCGCTGCTTGATACCGTTCTGCGCAAAACCTCCAATACTGGGGCGTACGCTCCGGTTGCCTTGCCAGCGTCGCAGAAAATCGTCGCCGGCGGTACCGGGATGACCAAAGCGAAGCTGATCGCCGCAAAAGCGATGTTCCGCCGTAACGAGTGTGACGAGCAGAACGGTGAAGAGCTGTATATCACCTACAACGCCGACATGCTGACGCAAATCCTCAGCGATACCACACTGACCAGCGCCGACTTTATGGCGGTGAAAATGCTGCAGGAAGGCGCGGTGTCTGGAAACTGGCTGGGCTTTAAGTGGCTGGCCTACGAAAAACTGGATTCTGCATCTACAGGTGATCCAGCGGTTACCACCAAAACCGCAGTTGCCTGGTGTAAAACCGCAGTGCATTTCGGTACCGGCGAAGAGTACAACGTCGATATTGGCCCGCGCCGCGATAAAAACAACACCATTCAGATTTCCGTCGATGCGTCCTATGGCGCAGGCCGCGCAGCGGAAAGCAAAGTCGTCGCCATCGATTTCGTAGCATAAAGCCGCTGGTGCCTTTGCCGGGGGGTAACTCCCGGCCTTTTTCCCTCTGAGGTTAGGCTATGGCTTCCAGTGTATCCATCTGCTCAAACGCATTGCTGGCGCTTGGCGCCAATCCGATAAACAGCTTCGATGAGGCCAGCGAAAATGCGCGGCTCTGCTCGAACCTTTATCCCACCATCCGCGACGACCTGCTGCGAAAACATCCGTGGAATTGCGCAGTAAAACGTGTCGTGCTTTCCCCTGAAACGACCGCCCCGGCTTTCGGATTTCGCTATCGGTTCCCCCTCCCGGGTGATGTGATCCGCATTTTATCCGTTGGTAACGAGTACGACGACGTGCGCTACCGCATCGAAAACGGTCGCGTGATGGCAAATGAGAACGTCGTTTACCTGCGTTACATCTTCCGCAACGAAGACGAATCCTCCTGGGATGCTGCGTTCGTCAATCTGGCCGAGGCGTTTATGACGGCGAAGCTGGCCTATGCGGTCACCGGATCAGCCAGCCTGCGCGATAGCCTGACACAAGAGGCTGCGTTTTTGCTTCGCCAGGCGAAAGCCATCGACGGGCAGGAAGACCCGCCGGAAGAGCTCGGCGGTTATCCAACCTACGAATCGAGGTTCTGATATGCGCGCCAACCTGATAAAAACGAATTTTACCGCGGGCGAAATTTCCCCGCGCCTGATGGGGCGTGTCGATATCGAGCGCTACGCCAACGGCGCAAAAATTATCGAAAACGGCCTCTGCGTGGTGCAGGGCGGGGTTATGCGCCGCCCGGGAACGCGGTATGCGGCCGCCGCCAAATACGGTGACCGTACCGCGCGCCTCATCCCCTACGTGTTCAATCGCTCGCAGGCGTACGTCCTCGAGTTCGGTGACGGCTACCTGCGTTTTTACCAGAACGGCCAGCAGCTGGTTAACGGCGACAACACCCCGTATGAAATATCCAGTCCGTACAGCGTCGACATGCTGCCTGAAGTAAATTATGTCCAGGGCGCCGATACGATGTTTCTGGTGCACCAGAGCGTACCACCGCAACGACTTCAGCGCCGCGGGCAACTCGACTGGGTGCTGGAGCCTGCGCCGTTCATCGTCGAGCCGTTCGACGAAATCCGCGAAACACCGGATAAGTGGTGCAAACCATCCGTTAAAGAGTTTGTCGGATCCGAAATCACGCTGACTTTGAGTGACGCAGAGCCGCCGACAAGTGGCACAGGCACATTTACCGGTGCTGGCTGGGTTGCAGAAGATGTGGGCTCTTACGTCCGTATTAACAGTGGTCTGGTGCTGATTAAGAGCATCACTAGCGCGCAGGTCGCCGTTGGCACAATTCGTACGGATCTGAGCGCCACGCAGGCGGCCTCACCCGGCGCGTGGACGCGTGAGGATACCGTATGGACTGATGAGTTTGGATACCCCGGTGCGGTGACGCTTTATCAGCAGCGCCTGGTGCTGGCCGGATCCGTGAAATATCCGCAAACGATATGGTTCAGCGAAACCGGCGTTTACCTGTCTTTTGAGCTGGGAACCGACGATGACGACGCGATTAGCTTTACGCTTTCCTCCGACCAGCTAAACCCGATTGTACACCTCGCGCAGATGAATACGCTGATTGCGCTGACGTACGGCGGTGAGTTCACCATCACCGCGGGGAGCGATGCGGCCATCACCCCGACCAACATTTCGGTGAAAAACCCAAGCCCGTACGGCTGCAACAGCATCCGCCCAGTGCGTGTCGGTACCGAAATTCTGTTCGTGCAGCGCGCCGGCAGAAAGCTCTACGCGGTGGCGTACGATCCCGACAGCTATGTCGCTTATTCTGCCAACGATTTGACTGTGCTGGCCGAGCACATCACCGCCGGCGGCGTGCTGGATATGGCCTATCAGCAGCAGTCCGATTCGATTATCTGGATGGTGCGGGCCGACGGTGCGCTAATCACGATGGGGATTGACCGCGCGCAGAACGTTGTCGCCTGGTCACGCCAGCTCACCAACGGTGCGTTTGAGTCCGTGGCGAGTATTCCTTCCGATACAGACGATGTGGTGTACGCACTGGTGCGCAGAACGGTGAACGGACAGACCGTGCGTTATGTCGAGGTGTTCGATAGCGTGCTGCATACTGATGCGGCCGTTACCGGCTGGAGCGAACCGGGGGCGGCTGTGTGGTCGGGATTCTCGCATCTCGAGGGACAAACGGTCGATGTGCTGGCCGATGGCTCTGTGATGCCGCAGCAGGTCGTCACCGGTGGGCAGATAACGCTGAAGCGTAACGCGCACCTGATAGAAGTCGGACTGCACTACGACACCACTATCGAAACGCTCACACCTGAAGTTTCCACCACCGAAGGCACTACGCAGAACGCGCGCAAGCGTACCAGTGAAGTAACCCTGCGATTTATGGATACCACCGGCGCGGAGTGCAACGGTCAGGTGATCCCGTTCCGCACGTTCGGCCCCAAGATTCTCAACCAGCCGGCACCGCTTTTTACGGGTGATCACCGCATCGGGAAGCTGGGGTGGGAGCGCGGTGAAGATACCTTGCTAATCCAGCAGCGCCAGCCGCTGCCGTTCCACCTTCTCGCGATAATTATCACGTTTACCAGCAACGGGGGCTAATCATGATCCGCAATGCCACTACCGGGGATATTCCGGCGCTTATCGAACTGGGAACCCGGATGTATCTCGAGTCCCGCTACTCGCAAAACTCGCCGTTTGATGCGGATAAATGCGCAGAACTGGCACAAAGCCTGATTTATTCGCCTTCTGGTTGCGTACTGGTCGCCGAAAAAGACGGGCAGGTTATTGGCTGGCTGGGCGGGGGGATTGCCGAGCAGTTTTTCTCCCGCCAGTTGATGGCCTTCGAGTATGGCTTATTTGTCGCGCCAGAACACCGCGGCGGCAGTGCTGGCCCGCGACTGGCCCGCGCGTTTATTGACTGGTCGAAAGAACACGGCGCCGCCGTTATCAACATGGGGATCACCACTGGCGTGCATGTGGAACGCACCGGCGAACTGTATTCCCGCCTCGGCCTGCAGCAGACAGGCCTGCTTTATTCGATGGAGGTTTAGCGATGTGTACTGGCGTAGAAATTGCCGCGATTGGTGCATCTGTCCTTGCTGCTGGCGGGGCGGTGTACAGCGGGCAGCAGCAGAAAAAAATGTCAAATTACCAGGCTGCGCAGGCGGAGGCCGACGCCGAGGCGTCGCAGAAGGCGGCCCGCGTGGAAGCCGAACGTATCCGCAAAGCCGGCGCGCGGCAGGCAGCTGCGGCTAACGCGGCAATGGCAGCTTCCGGCGTCGAGACTGGCGAAGGTACAGCGCTGCGCATTACCTCGGGCATTGCCGAAGACGCAGAGCAGGACGCCTACCAGACGATCCTTAACGGCGTGAATTCGTCTAACCGTCTGCAGGCACAGGCACAGGCCGACCGCATCAGTGGCAGGAATGCGGCGACGGCTGGAAACATCAGCGCCGGCAGTTCGCTTTTAAGCGCTGGCGGGACGGCGTACAGCGGCTGGCAAAAGGCTAAAACTGGCAAATATGGATTATATGCGGAGTAATAAACGTGAGAATTCCAACGGGTAATTTTGGCAATGTGACGCCGCAGGCTCAGCAGACTCGCGTTGCGGTTAGCAATGTGGGCGCTGTGGGGAACGCGGTATCCGGTTTTGGTGCCGCTGTGGGGCAAGTGGCAGAACAGGTACAGCGTGATCAGGACAAAGCCGACGTAGCGGCCACGCAGGCTATTCTGACCGATCTGGAAGCTAAATCTAATGACCGCTGGGAAAACCCGGAGACGGGCGCTACGGTCACGCGTCAGGGCTTTAAATCGTCCGGCGTGGTCACTGATATGGATAAGGCCGACGCTGGCGATTACGAGGAAGCCCGGAAGCGCGTGCCGCCCAGCCAGTTAAACTATTTTGATGCGCAGTGGAAAGCGGGGCAGGTACGCCGGACAAGCACCTATAGCGGTTTTGAGCGTGCGCAGACTGAGGAAGCCCAGCGCCAGCAGCTTAACGCGACGGTGACCTCTTCAGTCGAACAGGAGGCCAGCGCCTACGATAACCCGATGCAGGCAGAGTTAATACGCGGAGCCCGCAAGCATTCGATCGAGATGTATGGCCAGGCGCGCGGCTGGCCGCAGGAACGTATCGATGCGGCGGTATCAGAAGCGAATCAAAAAGCGCTGGAGCAGCGCGCGCAGAACTACGCGGTAACCAATCCCACCGGCTGGCTTAATGGCGATTTTACGCTGGTCAACAGCAGCACCGGCGAACTTGATATGCGCGCCGTTGGCCTGGTGGAATCTGGCGGTAAGCACCGCAATGCAGACGGTAGTCTTGTTACATCACCCGCGGGCGCGCAGGGTGAATTTCAGCTGATGCCGGACACCGGGAAAGAACTGGCGGCTAAACGCGGCGAGGAGTACAACCCAGACGACCCTGTGCAGCATGCGCAGCTGGCGCGCGATTATGCGGGGCAGCTCAGTAAAAAATATCAGTCTGAAACGCTGGCCGGTGCTGCATATAACTGGGGGATGGGTAATGTCGATAAGCTGATCGCTAAAGTCGGCGACCCGCGTAAAGGCGAAATCTCAATGGCAGATTTCGTTAAGCAGCTGCCAGCTGAAACGCGTGGTTGGCTTTCCCGCTACAACAAAAATAAAACTGGCCTCGACCCGGTAGCAGTAAACAAAATCGACAGTATCGCTGAATCGCAGATCCGCCAGCAGCGTACGGCGCTGCGCCAGCAGATTGACCCGATTCTCAATAATACGATGGCGCAGCTATATAACGGCGAGGTGCCGGATGCTATGCCGAACGCCTCCACCATTTTGTTTGCGTACGGTGAGCAGGGGCAGACAGCGGTCAAGCAGCTGGATATTGCGATCGAGAGCGCCAAAACCTTCCAGGCTATCCAGTACGTCACCCCGGCAGAGCAGCAGGCCGAACTGGCGAAAGTGAAGCCGCAGGCAAACGACCCGGATTACGCGTTGAAACTCGATGCGTATGGCAAACTTAGTGCGCTGGTGCAGAAGAACAACGCTAATATTCAGGCGCAGCGCGATTCCGCCCGCTTTAACGACGCGCTGATCTCCGGCGAGAAACTCGACCCGAGCAACAAATCCATGCAGAAGGCGGCAGACAATACGCCATCGGCGCTTAACTTCCGCATTAACGACGCCACTACTCACGACGCCATCGTGCAGCAGGTTAACCAGACGGGCATTATCCCATCGCAAGTTACATCACAACTGAATGCGATCGCCCGTTCCAGTAGTCCAGAAGTGGTTAAGCAGGGCTCGACCTTATTTAACGCGCTGTACGAAACAGATCCTGCCTCTGTGGGCGATATGCCAAAGGATATGCAAAGCTTTTACCTGACCGTTAAACAGCTTACCGATTCCGGTATGGCGTCAGACGAAGCGGTGAAACAGGCGCAGAACGTGACCTATAACCAGACTGACGCCCTGAAATCGCAATTATCTTCTACGCAGAGCACGAAGGAATACAAAAAAGAGCGTGCCAGTGCAATGGATTCCGCAGTCAGCAGCATGAAACCGTGGTACAGCTTTGGCGGCCCCGCCGCGGATGACCAGAACCCTAATTCTGTAAAATTCCGTAATGACTACCAGTCACTTTATGACATCAATTATCGCAATTCGGGTGGCAATGCTGATATCGCCAAAAAGATGACTAATGCCCAGATCGCTCGCACCTGGAGCCTTAGCGATGTAAATGGCAGCGCCCAGCTTATGAAATATGCGCCTGAAGCGCTCTATAACTACGGGCCGTCTGGTTGGCAGGCTGCGCAGTGGAAGGAAGAAAAAGAGCGCCTGACCTATGGCGAACGTGGAGAAAAAATTGAAACCAGCCCGACCCAACTGGGAATTACATCAGGTTCAGCGCCCGTTATTACATCAAACACACCTGAATCCCGAATCAGTGGCGAACTGGAAATAACCCCGGATATTTTTACTCCGCATGATCGTGATTACGCGATTATGGTTCGCATAAAAGACAAAGATGGTATCCCCAGAGCGCAGCCTTATTACGATAAATTTGGTCGCCCTATGCGTTGGAAACCTGACATTGAAAAATGGGGGCCATATCAAAAAATGCAGCAGGAGCGGGAACAGCAAGGCGAAGAGGAATTATCACGCGGGAAAGATATTCGAGGCTTTAAGGAAAAACACCGTGCGCTCGATGAGCAATATCAGCGTTTGCACGATGACCGTATGAACCGGGTTAAAAAATATTTTTCATGGAGCAATGAATAATGCCGATCTATCCGCAATCTGATGTTCCACCGAGCGTAATGGATAATGCTCTTCAGGCACCAACTGGTTTTGATGTCTCTCTGCCTGAAGGCACAAACCCGGAGCCACAGCAGCAACAACCGTCTGTATGGGATGCCGCTTTTCGTCAGAATAACCTGCTCGCCGGGATGTTCCGCCCGGCTAAACAATTCGAGCCGGCGGAGGGGTATAACCCTTATTCTGATAAAAACGAACTAAAGGGGTACGAACAATGGGGAGCTGCCTTCGCTGATTCAAAATCCCCAGAGGAAACCGCCTGGATTAAAAACCAGATTGACGATGAAAACGAAGACCGCCGGGTGCTGTTTGAAGCAGGCGCAGAAGGAACTCTGGCCAGTATCGCCGCAGGAGTTATCGACCCTGTCACGGTCGCATCGATGTTCATTCCTGGAGCACAGGGAAGCCTGGCTGCGCGTATTGGTTCTCAGGTTGCTATTGGCGCCGCCGGTACCGCAGTTAGCGAGGTAGCGCTCAATAACGAGCAGTACACCAGAACCGCCAGGGAGAGCGCAGCACACATCACAGCCGGCGCACTTCTAAGCGGTGTATTTGCCACTGCTGGCGCGATGATCACTCCATCGGTTAGAAATGCGGCCACCCGTGAAGTGGCGGAGGCGCTCGATAATATGAACGCCTTGCCAACGATTAACCACGCTGCCGACGTTTTGGCGGATACCTTACCGAATGGTGGCAGCGTCGGTGCCATGCGTATTCGCGAAGCTACACTGGAAGATCTCACACCAGTGGCTGGCGGCCCGCTCGGCAAGCTGGCTAAAAAAGCCGGTAGCTATCTGACGCCGATCACCCGCCTGATGGAGTCCCCATCAAAAGAAGCGCGCCGTACAGCGCTGGAACTGGCAGAGAATAACTTCACGCTGGAAGGAAACCTGCGCGGTATTGAAACGCCGGTAGCAGCTGAGACGCGCGTACGTGGCTGGCGCCGCGAAGAGGCGGCCGTCGTTACTGCGAATAAGCAGGCATACACCCAGTATAAAGCCGAGGGGGGCGATCTGGGTTATACGGCATTCCGTGAACAGGTTGGCGAGGCGCTGCGTAATGGCGACGTGCACGTTAATGCGAAAGTGCAGGAAGCGGCGCAGGCAATGCGCACAGTCATTAACCGCGTGAAGACGGCACAGCAGGAGCTGGGCTTGCTTCCGCCGGATGCCGAACTGAAAGCGATGGGGCAGACCAGCTATTTCCCTCGCGTGTACAAGGTAGGGAAAATTGTTAGCGAGCGCGATAAATTCCGCAATATGCTGGTTGACTGGTGGTCACGTGGTGAAAAAACCATGTCCCGCGAAGATGCCGAAATCGCCGCCGATACCACGATTAACCGTATCGTCGGGGCCAAAATTCCGCAGGAGTTCGCCAACGTCTTCATGGTGAAAGCACCGGGTAGCACCAAATCGCGAACGTTGAGCGTCCCTGATCGCCTGATGAAAGATTATCTGGAGAGCGATGCAAATTACGTCCTGCAGCGTCATATCCGCGAAGCCTCAGCGGAGATCGAATTAACCCGTACGTTCGGCAACAAGTCGCTGGATTCGCAGCTCGCTGCCATCCAGGACGAATACGACGCGCTGATGCGTTTACGCCCGGCAGAACAGGAAAAGCTGGCGAAGGCGCGCGAAGCCGACCTGCGCGATATTCTGGCGCTTCGCGATCGCCTCGTCGGTACCTACGGCATGCCGGATGACCCATCATCATTTTTCGTTCGTGCTGGTGCTTTCCTGCGTAGAGCCAACTTTGTAACGAAACTCGGCGGCATGACGGTATCCGCTATTCCGGATCTGGCGCGCGGCATGATGGTTAACGGCTTCAGCAATACCATGCGCGGATATGGCGCACTGATCACTCGATCACCGGCATATCTCGCCAGCCGGGCGGAGCAGAAGAAAATGGCCGTTGGGCTGGAAACCATACTGCATACCCGCGCGCGTACGATGGGGGATCTGGTCGATAGCTCTTCTCGTACGACAGCTGCAGAAGCTGGCATGGAACGTATTACTGATGTGTTCGGCAAGTTGACCATGATGGGCCACTTTGACGATATGAACAAATCGGTGAATGGCATGATCACGTCCGACGGTATTCTGTCTGGCGCGTTCCCTGCGAAGCGCCTGGCAAAACTCGGCATCAACGAGAAGATGGCCGAACGTATCCAGCGAGAATTTCAGAAGCACGGCGAAGTCATTCAGGGCTGGCATATCGGCAATTTCGAAAAATGGGATGACCAGTACGCCGCGGGCCTGCTGCAATCTGCTGTGCTGAAAGATGTCAACAATACCGTTATCACGCCGGGGATCGGTGACACGCCGCTGTGGGCCAGTACCCCGCTGGGGAAAACTGTATTCCAGTTTAAGTCTTTTGCTACGGCATCCTATAACCGCGCGACGTTGGGCGGCTTGCAGGAAGGTACCGCGCAGTTCTATTACGGCACCGCCTTCCAGATTGGTCTGGGCTCATTGACCTATGCGCTTAAGCAGGCAGCGAACGGTCGGGAGGTTGATTTGACGCCGCAGAAGATGGTACTCGAGGGCATAGACCGTTCTGGTATCCTTGGCCCGCTGATGGAATATAACAACATGGCGGAAAAGGCATCTGGCGGGATGATAGGGTTAGGGCCATTGCTAGGCACCGGTACGCAGTCCCGTTACGCCAGCCGCGGCTTTATCGGTTCTGCACTGGGGCCAACCTTCGGCCTGCTGGATACTGTTACCGATGTGACCGCCGGCGTGCTGAATGGCGACGCTGGCGACCGTGTGCTGCATAGCGTGCGTACGCTGTTACCGGGCAATAACCTGTTCTGGATCGCGCCGCTGATTAACCAGGTCGATCCCGGCATGCGTTGATAGTCTAGTTACACGAACTAACAGTAACTGCATTGAAGAATTTTCCGGATGGGTAGGTGTAAACATATTGCATCTCCCCACCTAATCTAATGAATGAACCCAGCGGGTTTTTTTTCTCGCATAGTCCATTTTTTGTTATTTCAGCCATTCGAGATTTAGCAACGTCGATTGAAGTATGGGTCTCTGAAGCCGTAGCCAGCATTTCTTCTTCTGTTACGCCTAGCCTTACCTGCGCGATTATTTTATTTCCATCAGCAGAAACATCTTTCATTATTACATTTTCTGATAACGTTAAGGGCAGTCTAGGTCGTACCTGAGTGACGATTTTCTGAGCCTGTTCGCATACATCAAACTCAGTTAGGTTTGGTTTACACTTATCTTCTGCGAATGCCGGATGTGAGATCATTACTACTACCGAAATTAGACCGATTTTTTTCATGAAAAATAACGCCTTTAGCTGAGTGTTAGGTATAAGAAACATTTAACAAAAAAAAACATACAGCGATCAATTTTATAATAAGTTTGGAATTAGTCAGGATTCCGACCTCTTTTCCATCACATCATAGCCCTATGAATAACCACGGGGCTTTTTTATGCATTCAGATTACAAAAATCGCCTGACCGCTCTTAGCGATAAGCTCACCGATGTAGTTCTGGAAGAAGCCGATCCGGACAACTGGCCGGGGGCAGGGAAGGAAATCACAAAGCACACCAAACAGGAACGCGGCGATCGGTACTGGCATAAGAAGAATGCAGCCGCCTCGCTAACCCTGCTGGTAAAAGTCCATTCACTTATTGGTATGCACACTCGCGGCGGTACACCGAAAACCGGAGGAGAAGATCCGGACGATGAAGCATTCCGACTGGGGCAACAGGTCTCTGCGGCTGAACGTGCAGCACAAGAGGTTATCGAACGCATACAACAGCGGAAAAAATGATTTCATTCGTCGCCTTTTTCATCATATGGGCGGAGAGGATGGGGTGGGAGGTTCCCGACTGCCATTACCGAGCCTGCCACTGGCTGGAGCATCGCGGAGATCTCGCGGTGCTTCGCTGTTTCCGTGGCTTCGGTAAATCCACCATTCTGGCGGTATATAACGCATGGCGATATTACCAGAACCGCCAGTATCGCATCCTTCACCAGTCTGAGGCCGATGGCACAGCGTACAAAACTAGCCGTGATACGCAGAACGTATTACGCAACCACCCACTGACCAAAGGCATGCTGCCGGATGGACAGGGCACCGTTGAGCAGTGGTGGGTTAACGGCTCTCTGGATATGCGTAACGGCAGCATGTACGCAAAGGGGATCCTCTCTAACGTTACATCGGCCCGCGCCGATGAATGCCAGAACGATGACGTAGAAGTGCCCCGTAATATCCAGACGCCGGAGGCGCGGGAAAAACTGCGTTATCGGCTAGGTGAGCAGACACACATTCTTGTACCCGGTGGGCGAAAGCTCTTTATCGGTACACCGCATACCCACGATAGCCTTTACGATGAGGTTGAATCTATGGGCGCTGATTGTCTGACCATTAAACTATTCGGTAAAGAATTTCGTATCGAGGAAAAACAAGCGACCGCTCGCCATTATTCGTTACCGTTCCAGCCGGAATATGTTTTCGTGGGTATTCATATTGGCGCGCGGCTGCTCGTTGAAGGAGTTGATTATCGACTCACTGATGATGGTATCGAGTTTGCCGAAGCTCCGGGTACTACCGTTGACTGTTACGCCGATTGTGAATGGCCAGAAAGGTTCACCCCGGAGGAAATGACAAAGCGCCGTCGTGAGACCCGTACAATCAACGAATGGGACAGCCAGTACCAGCTGCATAGTAAACCGGTTGGTGAGGTTCGTCTCGATCCAGACCGTATCCGCGAGTACAACGTCCAGCCTGAAATTCGCTATGCAAACCGTTCCTGCTCGATGTGGCTGGGCCAGACGCAAATCGTCGGCGCTGTCGCCTGGTGGGATGTGGCCACCGGCAAAGTTAAGGCGGATGCTTCGGCGTTCTCCCTTATTTTCACCGACGCCCGCGGGCATCTTTACTGGCATGTTTGCCAGGGCTTAACTGGTGAGCTGGCGGAGTTTGACGACAACGACAAAATCACCGGTGGGCAGGTGATGCAGATTAAAGAGCTGGTGCTGAAGTACCAGATCCCGTTGGTGTGCGTAGAAGTAAACGGCCCCGGCAGTTTTGCAGGGAAATTGCTTATTCAGGCGCTGAAGGGTACCGGCTGCGGCGTACGGGAAGAATTCAGCGTCACCAATAAACAAAAACGTATCCTCGATGCATTCGAAGCGCCGCTGTCGTCCCGGTTCCTGTGGGCGCATTCCGACGTGCTAGACGGCCCGATGTACGACCAGATGCGTGATTTTAACCCTGCGCTGACCAATCAGCCTGATGACTATATCGATTCGGGATCCGGTGCGATCAGCGCTACGCCTGTGCGCATCGGTAAATTAGTCGGGATTCCGACCGCGCAGGCGCGGGAACATTGGCAACCTAATGATGGCGATTTTTCTGTCGCCGTAGATTACTAGCCGCCGGGGTTCCTCACTATGTCGGTACCAAACCAGACACCTTATAACATCTATACAGCCAACGGGCTGACGACGGTATTTGCCTACCAGTTTATGATAATGAATGCTGGCGATATCGAGGTTTCAATCAACGGAACCCCGCAAACCAGCGGCTATACCGTACAGGGAGCAGGGCAAACTGGCGGGGGGCAGGTGGTATTTATGACGCCGCCGGCTAACGGTTCAGTAGTCATGTTGCTACGTAAATTAGTCATTAAGCGCGATACCGATTATCAGGATAACGGCGATCTGCTGGCGGAGACTATCAACGCCGATTTCGACCGCCTCTGGTTAGCTATGCAGCAGGCGTTTCTTAGCGATAGTCTTTCGCTCAAGCGTCCTTTGCTCGGGGGACCATATAACGCCGGCGGTCTCAAAATCGTTAGCCTGCAGGACCCTACCGGGAAACAGGACGCCGCGACAAAGGGCTGGGTAGACCTTCAGTATTCTGTGCCAACTTCGGAGGCAAAACAGGCCGCAGCTGAGGCAAAAGAGGCAAGAGACGAAACCCGGGAAATAGCGGATAAGTTCGGTGATGTAGATAGCGCGATAACAGCAGCGGAAAATGCGCGTGATGAGGCCGAAGCCTCTGCAAGCAGCGCTGCTTCAGATGCAACCCGCGCGGAGGTCGCAGCAACGACAGCTGAAGCTGTTGTGGATGTTGAAGGCACTTATCCCGATATCGCAACAGGTATAGCAAATACAGCCGTTGGGAAATACTTTCGCGTTCCTCAGGGTGTTGGTGCGCTACAGGCTTTTTATTACTACCAGAATAACAACGGGACGGCCCAGCCGGTGGCGGTTTATGCAGGAAAGGCATATTTTGATTTTATTTATTCGATAATATCTGACCGTCTGGATGTGATTAATACCCGTACTCTTACGCGTAATGGTGTATCCGGTTTTTCTTTCCCCGTCCTTGCCGCTAATAAACGCGTTGTTGGTTTTAAGGACGATGGCGGAATATGGGGAGCATATTTAAATTTACCAGGAATTAGCAGTGTCCCGCCGCGCGATGCACCTCGAATGATCGCTGTCATAAAATCCCTCGCCGATGGAAAAATAGGCATAGGGTTTAACCCAAAAACAGGATTAACTTTCGCGCTACTGGATGATGATTCAGTAGCGTATATTGCAGATAAAATCGGTGGTGGTGGAACAACGATCCCGGATATTCGCGGGGATTGGGGGGCGCGTGTATTTAATCCCCGCAGATATATAGGCGATGATTACAATACTGCATCTGTTCTGGATAAAGGCTCGCGCACGTTTGATGCGAGACAGTTGCGTGATGGCGTGCAGGATACGCTTGTTATGGCTGCCCCCACAGCTACGGCAATCCGCATTGCTCTCGCATATGGGCAGTCAAACGCGGGGCTTGGGGGGAGCACTGGGCGGCTTGTGAATCTGCCGCCGTGGGCGTTTTCCACCTGGGGCTTCGCTGGCGTGAATGGTTCGAGTCAGCAGGGCACTGTTCATATGTCTGCAGCATCGCTCACCGACTTTGTACCGGCGCTGGACTACTCTGCTGCACAGTCACCGGCGATCTGCTCTGCATTCGGAATCACGCAGCGTAACGCAGAACTTGGGCGCGATGACCCCGGCTATATTGCCGCAACAGCCTGGCATGGCTCGCAGCCTATTAGCTCATTCTACCCGAATGCACAGTCGGGATACTGGAACTACGAGAACGCAGTGACGTTCCTGCAGTGTGCCGTTGCGATTGCTGCGCAATACGGGCGGACAGCCATTCTTGACGTGATGCAATGGATTCAGGGAGAAGCGGGGCCAACAGGTCGCGATAACTACGCCACTCAACTCAATGACCTTTTTAACACGATTCTTCCCGGATTCAAGGCCGCGACGGGGCAGACCGACAACGTGCAGGTAGCAATCTGGCAAACAAACATGTCGAAAGCCGCAAGCGGAGAGAACTACGCATCGCAAGGTCAGTGGGACGTAGCGAACAGCCGCGCAGATAGTTTCCTGGCTGGGCCGATGTACCAGTTTAAGCTCGGTGACGAACCGGGTACTGGTCCCAGCACTGTTCACACAGGGCCAGAGGGCAGGTTGATGCTGGGTGAGACCTATGCGGACGTTTACTCCAGCATCGTTGATAAAGGGGCGTGGAAACCGGTACAGCCGGTGTCTGCGGTTCTCTCCGGAAATATTGTCAATATCACTTTTGAAGGTACGCCTTTCGAGGCATTTGGCGCAAAACTGGCAATCGATTCAGACTGGGTACCCGATACGCTTAACCACGGCTTTTCTTTCCCCGGCGCGACCATCACAGCCGTTGAAATAACCGGGGCCAAAACCGTTCGTCTGACGCTTTCGGCAGCGCCGACACAGCGCACTCTACGTTACGCGATTGACGCATTTGACGATGTGACCTACTGGCCGACACGCCGCGGTAACCTCATGGTCCAAACTGACCGCCGCTCCTGGTGGAACTCGCAGGGAGTGAATATCCCGCGCAACGTTCGCCACTACGCTATTCGTTTTGAAATCACTGTTACGGAGTAATTATTATGGCTGGCATTCAGGTACCAGATGTTTTTAATCATCCTGATTTACCCCAGGGCGAAAGCGTTGCAGATGCGCTTTTGCTGGATACAGGATTAGATCATTGGTTTCAGTCAGATTATGAATTCGTTACATTGAACGGAACAGATATAATCTCGTTTAATGATCGGGTTACTGCTACTGCAAAACTAAATCGTGCAGGAGAGAATAACGGAGCTTCTCTTCTAAATAACCTGTTTAGTGGTTATCCTGGTGCGCGATTTAACTCCGCAGAGAGCGATCGCTCTATGTTTAACGGTTCAACACCAGATTTAACCCATACTTTCAGCTGGACTGGTATTGCAACGCTTCGTACCCTGGCTGCGTCCAGCAATTTATGCGGTACGTTTTCTACTTCCACAGTGCGCACAATTATTAACGTCTCGGTTGGTGGAAATAAGCCAGGAAAAATAGCCTTTCTGTACGGAACATCATCCTGTTATGGGCCGGTGTTGGATCTGAATACTCCTTTTGTTTTTGCCTGCGGGTACGATGGAGAAAACATTTTTCTTAGGGTAAACGGAGAGACCGTATCTGCTGTGGCTGCTGGTTCTCCCTCGGCTTCACAGTTTGCGCTGGGCGCTTTGCCTGGTGGAGACCAGTTCTGGAATGGTGATGTAGGCGACTTCTTTATGTGTAATGTTGCGTTAAATGCTCCAGAAGGAGCGGGATTATTGAAGAAATTCATTGAGTATTACAAAACAACGTATGGACTCAATCTATAAGGTCAGGATTCCGACCTGAGCAACGCCTTACCCTCACATCACTACACACAGTGATCCCCGTGGGGGTAAGGCATGCGAATGAAGAATTTGCCGGATGTGGCGGCGGGAACGTCGTATATAACATCCACCGTAAGCGGCAGCTACTGGTTGCTGCAACTTCTCGATAAGGTAAGTCCCAGCCAGTGGGCTGCAATCGGCGTTCTGGCCAGTATTGTTTTTGGGTTACTTACCTACCTCACCAATCTGTATTTCAAAATCAAAGACGACCGGCGTAAGGCACAGGACTATGAGCAACAGAGCTAAGTTCAGCGCCGCCATGCTGGCGCTTCTGGCCGCTGGCGCGTCAGCGCCGGTGCTATTCGACCAGTTTATTGGTGAACGGGAAGGCAACACTTTGACGGCGGTTATCGACCCCGGTGGTGTCTGGTCGATTTGCCGGGGGGTAACGCGCATCGATGGCCGCCCGGTAGTGAAGGGGATGAAGTTAACGCAGCGCCAGTGTGACCATTACAACGCAATCGAACGCGATAAGGCGCTGGCATGGGTACAAAAGAATGTTCATATTCCGCTAACTGAGCCGCAGAAAGTTGGTATCGCCAGCTTTTGCCCGTACAACATCGGGCCGGGGAAATGCTTTCCATCCACGTTTTATCGCAAGCTGAATGCCGGCGACCGCAAAGGGGCATGCGCGGAGATCCGGCGCTGGATATTCGACGGCGGCCGTGATTGTCGCTTAACGAAAGGGCAGGCCAACGGCTGTTACGGTCAGGTTGACCGCCGCGATCAGGAAAGTGCGCTGACGTGCTGGGGGATTTACGAATGAATGGCAAAGCGAAATTGCTTATTGCGGGGGTATCGCTGGCGATGGCCGCCGGCATTTTCTATGCGGGGTATCTGAAAGGCTGGTACGCGCATTCAGAGCACGTAAACAGCCAGGCGAAGACGCGGGAAAAGAAGCAGGAAAAGGCGGTAGCGACTGGCGAACAAAAGGCGGCGACGGCGAACGCTGAAGCCAAGGTAATTTACCGTACCGTTTATCGTGATGTGGTGAAATATGTCAACGACCCGAATCATACTAAGTGCCAGTTTGATCCTGCTGCTGTGCAACTGCGCCAGCGAGCAATCGACGCGGCCAACAATATCCCCGGATTTGATGAACCCGCCATGCAAACTAAGTAA